ATCCAGACTATGTTGACTATGCGACCAGTGAAAATCCTGCTGAACACAAGTCTCATAACTTGATTGAGTTGGAAAATGGTCAATATGCGCTCTATCCAAACAATAGACTACGCATTTATGACAATAGTTTGACACCAATGGAACCAAAGATGCCTGATTTCAAGGTATCAACGCAGTATTATCAGGTTGAAAATGGATTTGACCGACTCGGAATGGGTCGTGAAGATGAATATTTCTGGAAAACTGCCAAAGAACGAATAAATACTGAAAAAGAGGATGAAAATGGGGAACTCACCGGTTGATAGAGACAGCAAGTATATGAAAGAAACGTGGGGAACGACTCATTTGGTCACAGATCATTGGTCACTCCCCGGTGAATCACCTCAAGATACTCCTGTAGAGTTGAAAGAAGTGCTGAATGATGAGGCAAAACCCGTTGGTGGTGCTAAAAAGCAGATGCTTTCGGAAGAATCATCTTACGATTCAATACCAAATCGATACTAACCATTATAGATAGTATGTTGAAGTGTATCAAAACAGATGCCAATTAAGCGTTCACGTAGTTTTAGGGATATAAGTCTCTCTTTTAAGCGCCATCCCATTACGAACGATGTGACTGTCCTCAAAAATGAGGATGCAATCAAGAAATCTGTTATAAATCTCGTCCGAACTGCAATCGGAGAGAGATTTTTCAATGATATTTTGGGAACATCTGTTGCTGATGCACTTTTTGAATTAGATACATTTGATAATGATGTATTAAGGGAAGAAATTATCGCATTATTGCAGAATTATGAACCTAGAATCGAATTGACCAACGTTTTTGCTGAGTGTCAGACCGATTCTAACGACTTATTCGTTAAAATTGAGTACGATATTGTTGGATTACCAGTCCCTACACAGAATGTAGAGTTTCTATTACAACCATCTAGGATATAATGGCATTCAATCAGTTTACCAATCTCGATTTTAAAGATATTAGAGCGCAGATAAAGGATTATCTGCGATCGAACAGTAATTTTACGGACTTCGATTTTGAAGGATCGAACTTTTCGATTCTAATCGACACGTTAGCATATAATTCTTACATCACTGCCTACAACACTAACATGGCAGTGAACGAATCGTTCATTGATAGTGCGACATTGAGAGAAAATGTCGTATCTTTAGCAAGAAATATTGGATATGTCCCCAGATCGAGGAAATCAGCAACTGCAAGGATCACTTTTAGTGCCGCAGTCAACGCTAGATCGGTCACATTGAAGAAAGGTGTGGTTGCACTGGGTGGTGCAGAGAACTCAAACTACATTTTCTCAATTCCAGAGGACATTACAGTAAGTCCAAACTCCCAAGGAGTGGCAACTTTTAGTAATATTGAGATTTTTGAAGGAAATTTACTGAAAAAGACCTTTGTAATCGATGATTCTCAACCAGATCAGAAATATATCCTTCCAACTCCGAATATTGACACTTCTTCTATCCGTGTTCGGACTGTTGGAACGGCAATAGAGGAATATACGCCATATACAAACATTTTTAACGTTGATGCCGACACTCGTTTGTACCTTGTACAAGAAATTTCGGATGAAAGATACCAAATTCTCTTCGGAGACAACATTTTAGGTAAGAGACCTGCGAATGGTGCAAAGGTTGAGGTCACTTATATTGAAACAAGTGGTGAAGCAGCAAATGGTGCAAGCAGTTTCACATTCTCTGGTCAATTAGTTGCCAGAAAAGAAGGAAAAGACCGAAATGTAACAAATAACATCTCCGCTATAACGACCCTACAAGCGGCGGAGATGGGTGATGACATAGAAGGCATCGATACCATCAAATACCTTGCTCCTAGGGTCTATGCTTCGCAGTACAGAGCGGTCACTGCCGATGATTACACCTCACTCATACCTTTTCTGTATCCCAACGTCGAATCTGTCTCGGCATATGGTGGTGAAGAGTTAGATCCCCCACAATACGGTAAAGTCTTCATTACAATCAAACCCAAAAATGGTGATTTTCTCTCTGATATCGCAAAAGACAATATCAAGAACAAATTAAAGGAATACACCATTGCTGGTATTCGTCAAGAGTTCTTAGATCTGAAATACCTATATGTGGAGTACGATAGTACTGTTTCATTTGATCCAGGTCAGGTCACAAACACTGAAGATCTGTACACTAGAGTTACAAATGCAATTGTAACCTATGCTAAGTCAACTGATATCAATTCTTTCGGTGGAAGACTGAAGTATAGTAAACTTCTCCGTATGATTGACAACGTTGACTCTGGAATTACTTCAAATATCACGAATCTGGTGATGAGAAGGAATTTGGTCCCTGCATACAACAGTCTTGCTAACTATGAACTCTGTTATGCAAATGCATTCCATGCTGAAGTCGAAGGTTTCAATCTAAGATCGTCTGGATTCACAGTTTCTGGTATTACTGGAACTTGCTTCCTGACTGATGTCCCTGATACTGATATTACCATCCCCGGAAGACCCCAACAGGTAGCACCAAAGACTGGATCTATATCAATCTTCAAATTTAACGAAGAAAGAGAGATTGTAAACGTTATTGAGAATGCTGGAACTGTTGATTACGTAAAAGGTGAGATTATTCTGTTCCCAATCAACATTTCATCGACAGTTCTTGACAATCGTATTGAAATTGGGGTCACACCTGAGTCAAATGATATCCTCGCAAAAGAGAACCTTTATATCGTCCTAGATACTACAGGAAAAAGTGTTTTAACGTTGAAAGAAGACTTGATCACCTCAGGATCAAGTAGATCTGGTTCAAATTACGTTCCTCCTTCAAGTTACACTAGCAGCACGAAATTTACTCGATAAGAAATGTCAGATAGTAAAGTAAAAATCTCCAATATTCTGGAAAGTCAACTTCCAGATTTTATTTTAGATGATAATCCACTCTTTAAAGAATTTTTAGAGCAATACTATCTGTCTCAGGAACATGAGTATGGAACAATCTTTCTTGCAGAGAATATTGATAGATTAAAGAACGTTGATAGTTACGTAAATCTCAAATTTACTGCAACTGCACCAAAACTGACTAAATTCATCGCAAACGATGATGATGTGATTGAAGTTACCAATCATTTGGGATTTTTGACAAAAAATGGACTTGTAAAAGTCGGTGATGAGATTTTTACGTATACTGGTAAAACATCTTATGCCCAA